GGAGACGGTAAACCGCTGCTGCAGGAAGGCATGTTCGCATACATTGATTTTAATAACGATGTAACTTTCTTCAATGGCTCACAGTGGGTGTCGGCACCAACATTCGTTCTTGGTGATGGTGAGGTTACAACAGTAAAGATTGCGGATGACGCTGTAACGGGTGACAAGATTGCAGATGGCGCAGTAACGTCTGCCCATATTGCCAATGGAACGGTAATAGCTGCTGATATTGCTGCTGGAACAATTACCGCAACAGAATTAGCAGATGGAGCGGTTACTTCGGGCAAGATTCTTAACGACACCATTGTTAACGCTGATATAAACACTTCGGCGGCAATTGCATACAGCAAGTTGAACCTAGCAACATCTATCGTCAACGCTGATATAAGTGCTTCTGCCGCGATAGATAAAACCAAAATATCTGGAACAGCTGTGACCCTGGCTGACACTGGAGTTATTACCAGCACGATGATTGAAAACGATTCGATTGTTAATGCCGACATCAAGAGCAACGCAGCAATTGCGTATAGCAAATTGAGTCTTTCCAACTCAATAGTCAATGCCGATATTAGCTCCAGCGCAGCAATTGAACAGGGGAAAATTGCAGATTCGACAATTGATACAAAAACTTCCAATTACACACTGGTATTGACGGATAAAAATAAGTTTATTGAAATGAATGTTGGCTCAGCAAATACAGTGTCGATTCCAACTGATGCATCTGTCAATTTCCCAATTGGCTCACAAATAAACATTACGCAGTATGGAAGCGGTAAAACTCAAGTTGTTGCAGTTACATCAGGAACAACATCGATAAGGTCAACCCCAGGGCAATTCTTGAGGGCGCAATACTCGTCGGCAACACTCGTAAAGAGGGCTGCAAATGAATGGTACCTGATTGGTGACTTGAGTGCGTCGTGATTCCAGGTAATACGTCCAGCCAAGGTAAGTACGCCGACCAGCCAACTTCCGTTTCAGCCACTGCTGGAAACGCTCAGGCAACTGTTTCATTCACGTTGCCTACGTATGACGGAAAAGGGGATGCCACCTATGTTGCAACGTCATCACCGGGAGATTTTACGGCAAGTGGTTCTAGTTCGCCGATTACAGTGACTGGCTTAAGCAATGGAACCGCTTATACGTTCACTGTCACTACGGTTACTGGGTACGGAGTATCTGCAATTTCTAGCAGTTCTGGTTCGGTAACGCCAGTTGCACCGGGTCCTCCTCCCCCTCCACCGCCTCCACCGTGTTCTTGCGCCTCACCAGCACCTGGTGCATGCTCCTTTGTTGGTTACACTTGCGATGGAACATATCGTTATGAATATTACGACTGTGGATGCGCCCAAACATGCCCAGGAACTGGTGGATATAACGGCGCACAGGTTAATGGAGCTTGTGGCTACACCGCACCACCAGCGTGCGCTGAAGGCGCTTTCTGCGCTGACGGAGGGTGTGGTTCTCCTCCTGGTGGAACATGCACCACATTCTTTGGTGGATGTACATGTTTCTCCTACGGCTTTTAAGGCGATAACATGATATTGAAATTAGAGCGAAGGAGAAAAATATGAGCAGAGTAAAGTTTGCGTTTGTTGTGGATGGGGATTTTGGTGGCGCACTTGACATTACAGAAGCACACCCAAATTATGAACTCATGTGTGCTGTTATGAGGAGCGGACCAGTAGTTGTTGAAATTCCAGAATCACATCCAAATTTTAACGAAATTTCAAACGGATGGACCTATGACGGAAATTCTTGGATTGCACCACCTACAAACTTCAATCCAGATATACCACCGCCAGTAGTATAGGATTCACAAATGACAAGTCCATGGCAGGAGTACAAGAAAAAATTGGGTAATACACGTCCCTGGGATGTAGTTAATCCGAATATCGAACATGTTTCCGAAGACATTTCTTCAGCACGATACGCTACATGTGAAGTATGTCCAAGTCTATTAAAACTTACAAAACAGTGCAAAGAGTGTGGTTGTTTTATGAAGCTAAAAGTAAAACTTCCGGCAGCTGTTTGCCCGCTCGGCAAGTGGTAAAAACAAGACAGTTTTATGTTTGATTTTCTTGACACATCGCTGCATGAGCACATGCAACACAAAGTGTTTGTAGAAGAAAGCAACAATAAGCCAAAAAAATTTAAAGATTTAGACAAAACACAATTTCCTTATAAAATAGTTGAAAAAGTAGAACCACCAAAAATTTTTTACAAAGAAGGGCTTCTCAGCGCAGATGAGTGTGAGTACTTAGTTTGGCTAGCTGAAACTGAAAGCAATTGGCCAGTAAACAGTATTCATCCATTCTGGAGTGAGAGAAACATAGGACTACTGACCGCTATTCCAAAGCATAAATACCAAAGCACAGAGACCATAAAATTAGTGCTAAGCGTGTATTACAAAATTAAAGAATTTGTTTCAAGGTCTTTCAATGTTGAATGCTATGCCGACCAAATAGGAATAGTCAGATGGCCTCCTGGAAGTTTTCAGATGGTTCACGTAGACGAAGTGCCAGAATTAAGTAGGGTCTCTGGTTGTGTGGTGTATTTAAATGACGACTACAAGGGCGGACATACCTTCTACCCGTACTACGACAGGGAGAATATTCCAAAAACTGGTGCCATTTTTGCCCATGACCCAAATCATTCCCATCTTCATGGGGTGACAAGAATTTTTGAAAAGACTCGCTACACGATTTCTTCAACTTGGTCTACCAAAAAAGAACACTCAATCTACGAAGCAGAACTATCAAAAATGAAATCATATCTAGAGGCCGTGGGACAACAAGAACTTCCGGTAGATAGAAGGTGCTAGCATCTTGGCATGGAATTGACAGGAACCTGGTTCATAACCGCAACTTCACCGCTTGGCAGGGAAACATACAACCTACGCCTAAATAGCGATGGTTCTGGCTCTATTTCACACGATAGAGGAACTGTGGAATTCTTGGACGCCATAGTTGAGAGTGGTGAGGATTTTATTATTTTAAAAATATCTGGTCGAACAGAAATCCCAATAAGCACAGATTTTGTATGTGGCTGCGTGCTTTCTGGTAAATCTCTTGATGGATTTGTCCAAATAGGTGAGTATGCAAAAATAGACATAAAAGGAATTCAGATATGAGGGTAACATCGGTTTTTGATATACCAATTTTATCAGTAGATGGTTCAGTGAATGTTATGGATAAAATTAGAGGAAATGTTTGCCTATTCACAAACATCGTCACAAAAACTAGCTATTCCCCTAAGTGCAGTCCAATATGGTCGTATGCTCGGGCGGCGAAACAGCTATGGGAGCTACAAAAACTTCACGAAATGTTTGCGGACAAAAGTTTCAGTGTTGTCGCTTTTCCGTGCAATCAATTCGGCGAAATGGAACCGGCTGAAAATAGTGATATTGCACAATTTGTTTCTGAAGCGTATCCGTTTGTAACTTTTCCAATTACGGAAAAAGTTGAAGTAAATGGTCCAAATGAACACCAGATTTGGAGCTTTCTCAAAGGCGATGTTATTCGAGCTTTTGACGACAACAAGGCAGATGGTTCGGACAGGGCTGCAGATGGACAGAATCTCGCAGGCCAAGCGATGATGCGCATCCCGCATAACTATGAAAAATTCATGGTGAGCAGAGATGGTCAACAAGTTGGAAGATTTAATTGGGCAGACCTACCATTGGCCGACAAGCCACTCGCCGCTGGTTCATCATGGACAGTGGTGGAAGCAGTGAAATCACTTGTAGGTTAATTATGAAAATGCCATCTACTCCGCATATTGGTGCGGAAGAACTATCAGAAATCGGCAACATCGTTGCTGAAGACCTTGGTAGCGGGATAGTCGTTTTTAGAAACGCATTTAATGTTGAAGACTGGATTCTCAAGCACATAGACGAGTGTGCGGCAGAGGCCCACAAGAGCCGTTGGTCCTACGTGACCGATGAAGACGGGATTGAGTATGGAATCAACGAGGATGGCTTTAGATACCGTCTAGAAGACGTCCCAAACGCCCCTGTAAGACTCCTGGAGCCCGTTACAGAGGCGACAAGCCCAGATGTGGTCGAATACTTCACAGGTCTTGAGGACGCCATCTACAAGTGCCTGATTCGCTATACGGACATGTTCCCATTAATCGTTGGGAGCCTCTGGTGGAGGACAAGGGGTCACATACTCAGGTACGACGGTGGCGGGATACTTGGATGGCACCAAGACAACGATACGAACTACAAAGTCACCCAGGGTGTTAGATACATGCCACGTGGGCAGGTAGCACTCAGACAGACGGCTGGCGCTTTGGCATATTTCAATGATTGTGTAGATAGCGCCGATGAGCTTGATGGGACCAACTTTGCTGGCGGGCACCTTAAGTTTGCATACCTCGGGATTGATTACAAGCCAAGAAAAGGGGACATCATCATGTTCCCAACGAACTACATCTGCGCACATGGAGTGACAAAGATGGAGGGTGGAACCAGGTACGCATATCTTTCGTTCTTTGGCCAAGGCGGAACCGACAATGCGGCGAATATAAGAATTAAAGAGAAAGATGCAAGCATCCAATGGTGTGAGCCAGTTTGGTTTGACAACATTTACGACGACTACGAGCTTTATTGCAAATCCGAGTATTCAATTTGGTCGAAACCAACACCAGGCCTAGAACTTGGCTCCAATCCTGTTTTCCAAAACAGATGTGTGACGCAGTACGGTGAAACACACACCGCCCTGGAGGTGAATCAAGTTGAAACGATATGAAGTTGATACACCAGATATTTCAGGTGAAGTACTAGAGGAAATACGCAATCTTAAGTTCACCGACCTTGGTGGTGGGGTTGTTGTATTTCATGATGTAATGGACGTAGACCTGCCATTGATGTCAAAGTGGATAGACGATAACGCATTGGCCGCACACCAACAAAGATGGAAATACGACATTGATAAAAACGGTGTTGTGTATGCAAAAAACGAAGACGGAAACAAATTCTCTATTGAACAAGTTGAAACCGTTCCAGTTAGAGTTCTCGAGCCAGTACAGGACGGAACAGAAGAAGAAATAGTCGAAATAATCAGGGGATGGGAAGACTCCATCTATAAAACCCTAATTAGGTACATAGACATGTTCCCTCTAGTGGTTGGAACCATATGGTGGAGAAACCGTGGCCATGTTCTTAGATACGACCCAGGTAAGCATCTTGGTCTACATAATGACAACGACACCAACTATAGAGCTACTGGTGGAGAGAGATACATTCCGTATGGGCAGGTTGGAGCAAGGCAGACTGTTGCCGTACTTCTGTACATAAACGATTGCGTTGATTCTGTCGACCAGCTTGATGGCACAAATTACAGCGGTGGCGAATTGTATTTTCCATACCTAAACATAAGTCATCAGGCAAAAAAGGGCGACATCATAATCTTCCCAACAAACTATGTCGCATCCCACGGAGTTAACGAAGTAACTGGTGGAACAAGGTATGCATACTTGGAGTTTTTCTCGCAAGGCAGCCCGGACATAAACATCAGACTCGAAGTTGCCGAGCCAGATGAGGTTTCAAGCTGGTGTGTCCCACACTGGATAGACACTGTTTACGATGATTATCAAAAGTACTCAAATCACATTAAGCAGAATTACTCTCACCTAAAAGAAAACAGCAACAAAATTGACTATCTAGTTAGGAACCTTGAAGGGGAAAAAGGTTACATAAATCCGCTAAACAGAA